AAAGCAAAGCTGACTACCCTAATAGTAAGAGCCTCTTTAGTTGGTATGAAGCGTATAATGTCACGCCATATCTATAAGGAGATTACACAATGGCTATTACTTCCGCAAGTGGTGGATTTAACGGAAACTTTTCCCCGATTATCTACTCAAAACAAGCACAGATCGCACTTCGTCGTGCAGCTGTAGCTAACGCAATCACTAATAACTCTTACTTTGGTGAGATTGCAAACCAAGGCGACGTTGTTCGCATTCAAAAAGAACCAGATGTAACTGTAAACGCTCTTGAGCGTCACACAGCTATCTCTGTTGAAAAGTTGAATGATGAAGACTTCTCTTTGACTATTGACAAAGCTAACTACTTTGCGTTCAAGATGGATGACATCGAGGACCAATTCTCAAATGTTGACTACGTTAGCCTAGCTGCTGACCGTGCAGCGTTTAAGATGGCTGACTCAATGGATGCAGACATTCTATCATACATGTCAGGTCACACAACTGCAGGTGCTTTTATTACCGCAACATCAGGTGATGCACAGCACGACACAGCTGGTAACCTAACAGGTGAATTTTTAACTGCTAACCATTTGGACGCAACGGACTTCGGTTCATTGGGTTCTGCTGACTCTGCTTCAACAGCATATGCTGCTGGTGATTCAATCCCATTGGCTCCACGTCTTCCAGGCGCAACAGCGTTGTCTACAGCGACTGTTTCACCTTTGACAGTGGTTGCTCGTATGGCACGTCAGATGGATACAGCAAATGTTGATTCAAGAGGTAGATGGCTGGTATTAGACCCGGTATTTATTGAGATGCTCAAAGACGAAGATTCACGCATGTTGAATGCTGACTTCGGTGGAGCAGGTCTACAAAACGGCTTGGTCTTAAACAACCTACACGGCTTCCGTATTTACCAATCCAACTCTTTACCTACTAAGGGTACAGGTGCTGGAACTTCTGGTGCACTAGCACAAGACGTAAACTTTGGTGTTATCGTAGCTGGTCAAGACGATGCTGTTGCTTCTGCTGAGCAGATCAACAAGGTTGAGAACTATCGTGACCCAGATTCATTCGCTGACATTGTTCGCGGTATGCATCTTTACGGGCGCAAGATTCTTCGTCCAGAAGCATTAGTCACAGCGCACTACAACGCTGCGTAAAAACTTTAACACTGGGGCTGGCTATATGCTGGCCCCTTTGTGCATTTAGAAATATAAAGGACATAACCAATGGCTATTACAACGGCGATGTGCAACAGCTTCAAGCAAGAGTTACTTGGTGGTGTTCACGATATGGATACAGATTCACTTAAAGTGGCTCTAATAAAAGCTTCACCATCAGGCAGTTATGGTGTTGGTACAGCTAACTATTCTGACGTAACAGGAAATACAGATGAGGCAGTAGGTACTAACTACTCTGCTGGGGGTCAGGTTTTAGATAGTGCTACTATTACACTATCAGGAAATACTGTATTTTTAGATTTTGCAGATGAAGTATTTACTAATTTAAGTATTGCTGCAGACGGTGCTATAATATATAATTCATCACAAGCTAACAAAGCTGTTGCTGTATTTGATTTTGGTGGTACTGTAACATCTACAAGTGGTGACTTTACTATAGTATTCCCAACAGCAGATGCTAGTAACGCTGTAATTCGTATTACTTAAATAACAAGATAGGTATTGCATAATGGCATTTATCATTAAAGATCGTGTAAAAGAAGGAACTACTTCTACAGGTACAGGAGCTTTTACTTTAGGTGGGGCTTCTTCTACTTTTGATCCTTTTAACTCTTACATGTCTAACGGTGACACAACTTACTACGCTGTTGTGCATACCTCTTCTGGTGTTGATGAGTGGGAAGTAGGAATAGGTACTTGGAATACAGGTAATACACTCTCTCGTACTACAGTATTAGCAGGGTCTAATGGTGCTTCTGCTCAGAGTTTCTCTGCAGGTACTAAAGATATATTTATGACGTATCCTGCATCTAAGGCAGTATATACAAATGCTAACGGAGAAATAGACATTGATGGGGGTACTATTGACGGTACAACTATTGGTGCTGTTACTGCAGCTTCAGGTAATTTTACCACAGGTGATTTTACAGGTGATGTTGATGTAGGTGGTAAAGTACACGTCAGTGAATATGTAGACTTTGATGCACAATCATCTCATCCTTCTCATCGTGAGGGTCGTATATGGTATGATAACGTACATAAGACAATCAACTATCACAGTGAAGACTCTAATGTTGTACACGAACTAGGTGTTGAAGAACATGCACGTGTTTACAACAATTCAGGATCTACTATTACTAAAGGTAAACCTGTTCATTTTTCAGGTAGTCGTAGTTCTGGTGTAACACATGTTCCTACAATAGCTTTAGCTAACGCTACGTCTGAGAGTAAATATAAATCTGAAGGTATGACTGCATCTGACATACCGAATAACTCATACGGCTACATAGTTATTGCAGGTCTTCTAGACGGTATTGATACCAGCCACCTTAGTGTTGGTCAGGTTTTTACAGGTATTACTGACGGTGCAACTCAGACTATGCCACCTGTATATCCAAACTATCCTATGTGTCTGGGCTTTGTTGTTAAGGTAGATAGTACTGAAGGTGTTATATTCCTAGCACAACAAAACCACTCTATCAAAACATTCCGTGTTCAGATGGATCAACATATCGGTGGTGATCTTACTATTGACGGAAACCTTAACGTTACAGGTACAACAAGTACTACCTCTTCAAGCGATGTTACTGCTGGTGCTCCTTTCTACAGAGCAAATGAAGGTGACGCTATTGGTGAGGCAGGTACTACTTTTACAGGTACAGGACTAGACGATGCTTTCTTCTCAGGTCACTATACAGGTACAGCCACTATTACTTACGATGTTAAGATTGATGGTGTGGGTTCAGGTACTGGAGGTGTAGATACTTTTGCGGTAAGTCGTGATGGTTTTGTTACTACATTCTCTAGCGCAAATGATATTACAGGTAACAAACAGCTTATACATTCTGGAGATAATATTTATGTTGAGTTCGGTGCAACAACAGGACACACATTAAATGATAACTGGGAGGGTGTAGCCTCTCCTGTTAATGTAGACTCTGGTTTCTGGACTAATCGTAACACTGGTACATCAGGTGTTGGTTATACACATATGGGAATATGGTATGACGCTTCTTCTTCTAAGTGGTATCTTACAGATGAATATGATCCTGTACCAGCAGGGGCTATTGACAGATCACATTCAAGTTACGTTAAGGCTACACTAGATGCAAATATTGAAGGTACTGTTACAGGTAATGTTACGGGTGACTTAATTGGTAATGCTACATCAGCTACAACATTAGAGACATCCCGTAGTATTGGTGGTGTTTCTTTTGATGGTTCTGCTGATATAAACCTTGCTGGTGTTAACACATCAGGCAACCAAGATACTTCAGGAAACGCGGCTACAGCTACAGCATTAGAAACATCTCGTACTATACAACTCTCTGGTGACGTAACAGGTAATGTTTCTTTTGATGGTTCTGCTGATGCTACTATTACAGCTGTTGTACAAGATGATAGCCACAATCATACTATATCTAATGTAGATGGATTACAGACTGCCTTAGACTCCAAAACCCCAACAGCACGTACTCTTACTGCAGGTAATGGTTTAACAGGTGGAGGTGACTTGACTGCTAACCGTACATTGACTGTAGGTGGTGGTACTGGTGTTACCGTTAATGCTAATGATATTGCTATTGGTCAGGATGTTGCTACTAGTGCTAACCCTACGTTTGCTAATATTACCTCAACAGGAAATGTATCAGTAACTGGAACAGCCAGTGCTACGAATGTCTCACTTCCCGATGATGGTGTATTAAGTCTTGGTACTAGCGATGAACTTACACTAAAGCATCACAACAGTGGCTACAGCCACTTAATAAACACTACAGGTACTTTGTTTGTAGATAGTGACAGCGTAACTTTCCGTGATGATGACGGCTCACCTTCAAACATGGTCATAAGCCAAACAGGCATAAACGTTACTGGTAATGTAGTTGTATCAGGCACAGTAGACGGACGTGACGTAGCCTCTGATGGCTCTAAACTAGATGGCATTGAGTCTAATGCTAAGAATGACCAGACTATTACTGCTGGTGCTGGTTTATCAGGTGGTGGTACTGGTAATGTAACTTTAAGTCATAGTGATACATCTTCTCAAGGTTCATCAAACAACTCTGGTAGAACATATATACAAGATATTACTCTTGATACGTATGGTCACGTCACGGGTTTATCTACAGCTACAGAAACAGTAGTAGATACTAACACAACATACAGTGTAGGAGATGGTGGTCTTAGTCAAAAGAACTTCACAACAACACTTAAATCAAAGCTAGATGGAATAGAGAGTGGTGCTACGGCTGATCAGTCTGCATCTCAGATACTTACAGCTGTTAAAACTGTAGACGGTTCTGGATCTGGCCTAGACGCTGACTTATTAGATGGGCAACAGGGTAGTTACTATTATAGTCCAGCAAACCTTCCAGCGGCTAGTCCTACTGAGTCTTTCAAGACACTTTCTTCAGATCCATCTAGTCCGAGTATTGGAGATGCGTATTATAATACCACAAGTGATAACATTAGACTCTATATGAATACTGGTTGGCAATCTATTATCAACCTACCACCAATTCCAAGTGCTAATACATATACTGCTAGTATTTTAAATACAGCTTCATCAGCATTTTCATTAGACCTCACACAATTTTTCACAGATGATAACACTGCAACTTCAGACTTAGTTTATGCTATGTCTGGAAATACACCTAACGGTATGTCTGTAAGCGGAACAAACCTTGTGCATGACGGTGGTTCTTGGTCTGGTACTTCTGGTCAAGTAACTTACAATTTTAATGTTACAGCTACTGATAGTGGAGGTGCTATTAGTGCTGGGAAGCCCTTTTCTATTACATTAGACCCCGAACCCACACCAGCACTTAATTATATACCTAACTGGAATAGTCCAGATATTACTCAAACAACATCAGGTACTATTAATGTACCACAAAATATTCCACCCTACAGAGTTTGTTGGGTACAATTAGTAGGTTCTGGTGGTGGTTCTAACTCAACAGATTATTCACCTAGCTGGGGCTTTGGAGGCTATGGCGGTAGTGCAATATTAATTGCCTGTAGAGCTGATGATCTGAACGGTTCCGCTCTTACAGTCCCTGCAGGTGGCGCACCAAATCCAGGTTGGCAAGGTGGACAAGCACATGCAACCACCATAAATATTAAAGGTACAATATATACTACTTCACACAGTAACCAAAACCAAGTGATAGTTCATCCAGCAGTATATGATGTAAGTAATTTAACCACTCCTCACTTCACTTTCAGTGCGCAGAGTAATTCAAATACTCCTTCTCCAAACATGGGAAGTGTAAATTCTATGACCTTTGGTAGTGGTACAGATAACGGTGGTAGTCACACAAACAGTGCAAGTGGTGGTAATAAAATCTGGGCTGGTGGTAATGGCTACGGCGATTATGGTGGCACTGGATATCAAACATCTTCCTACGCTGGGAATGGTGGTACAGCGCGTGGTGCAAACAACGCCCAAGAACTCGGCGGCGGCGGTGCGGCAATAAACTTATACGGTGCTAGAGGTGGCGTGAAAGTATTTTTTAGTTAAAGGAGATAATAATGTCAGATAAAATATTATGGCATAAAACGGAAAGGCGAAAGAATATTGTTGTAGATGCTGATGCAGACCTTTCTCAATGGCCTGACTATGAAGAAGAACAAGGAGAACACCACCTTGGACACACTCAAGAAGAACTCGAAGAAATGGATAGGAATTGTAGAAAGCTTAGAAACGCTGAACTAGCGCGGACAGATTATATGGTATTACCAGATCAAAATCCTACTCAAGAATTACTGGACTATCGACAGGCACTTAGAGATGCTCCAGCTTATGAAGGTTGGCCTCTTGAACTTCCACCCATAGCAAAGATGTCCGAATGAAAAAAATCGCAGTAATCGGCAAGGGAACGGCTGGCTGTATGTCAGCCGCTTTCTATAAAAATCAAACTGACTGTGAAATTGATTGGTACTTTGACCCTAGCATAAAACCACAGTCAGTAGGAGAAGGTTCTAATTTAGTATTACCTTCGCGGTTGAATGAGTTTTTTGCATTTGGAGCAAGAGATTATAATAAAATAGATGCTACTATAAAGACAGGTATATATAAACAAAATTGGGGTAAGGGTATGGAGCCTTTCCTCCATGATTTTCCTAGCCCAAACACAGCGCTACATTTTAGTGCACCTAAATTACAAGAATATATAGAATTAAAACTAGAGAAGCATGTAAATATAAAAGCAGAAAATGTAGTAGCTAAAGACGTAGATGCTGATTATATTATAGATTGTACGGGTAAGCCTATTAATTATGATTCTCATAAACAATCAGATTATATACCAGTTAACTCTGTCTACGTCACCCAATGTTACTGGGACTATCCTAGGTTTAATCATACACTAACTATTGCAAGACCTTATGGTTGGGTGTTTGGTATTCCTTTAGCAAATCGCTGTTCTATTGGCTATATGTACAATAAGGATATAAACACCTTAGAAGAAGTAATGGCTGATGTTCAAAATATATTTGATGAATATAATTTAGAACCTAGTGATACTACTAATGCTTTCTCTTTCAAAAACTATAGAAGACATAGAAACATTGAAGGTAATTTAGCTTACAATGGTAATGCTTCTTTCTTTTTAGAGCCTTTAGAAGCCACATCTTTTAGTACAGTAGATTCAATAAACACAATAATTAACAGACATTGGTTTTATGACGCTGATATAGAGTTAAGTAACCAAAGGTATGATTCTTGGCTTGATGCAAACGAATCTATAATAATGCTTCACTATTACGCTGGTTCAGATTTTAAAACACCCTTCTGGGATTATGCAGAAGAGCGTGGTAAAAAGTGTATAGAAAATTCTAGTGATTCTTTTAAATATATGTTTGATAATTCAATAGCACCAACAGGCTTAGGGTCATACGATAGATACTTTCCAGAACAGTTTTTTCCATCTGAAGAATTTAAGGCAGTTTATGCTTCTTGGTGGGAAGGTTCTTTTTCACAAAATAAGATAGGGCTTGGATTATGTCAGTAACTAGTAGCGGTGCAATATCTATACAGAATATAATGACAGAGCTTGGTATCTCTGGTTCAACGTCTTTGAATGATGCTGATGTTAGAGGTCTTATTGGTAAAGCTGCAGGTGCTCAGATGTCTATGTCTGAGTGGTATGGTGCACAAGATGCTTTCTCTTTTAATGTTTCTACAGGTATAGATGGGGCTTCTACTTTAAGTACTCTAGCAACAGCTGCAGGTTGGGATGGAACAGTACCTATTATAATGACTGTAGATTCTGGCGTACATATTCGCTCAATGTCATCGTCTACACCTTCGTTAACAATAGACGTGGCTAACTCCGTAGTTATAAACAATGGTGCTATCTTTGGACGTGGTGGTAATACTAATTCGGGTGCAGGTGGTCACGCTATCAGCATAACTGCATCTGGCACTACAGTAACTAACAATTCTGGTGCATTCATCGCAGGTGGCGGTGGTGGCGGTGGCGGTGCTGGAGGCGGTGGGGGTGCAGGTCAAAGTGCATATAACACAGCATCAGGCAACGGTAGTACAGTAGGGGGTTTTACAGTAGGCGGAGGATCAACACCAAATGTAACTTATGGTTACTGTACAATTACTGGAACAGTTCAGGGTGGTACAGGTGGACCTCAAGGTGGTGGTGGTGTTGTCCCTGCCACATCATATGTTAGTGGTGGCTGTACGGTGGTAGCAACTAGCAACACGCCTGATGGTAATGGTAATTACGCTACCTATAACCAAGGACTAAATGGTAGTGCTAATGTAGCTAACAACCCTGCACTAGGTGGTTCTGTTCTAAGTGCAACATCAAATACAGATGGAGCTAATACTAACGGCGGTGGTGGTTGGGGTCGCTCTGGTGAAAACGGTGGAGGTGCTGCTGGTTATGCTATTAACACAGGACAGTCATACACTTACACAAATAATGGAACTGTCTACGGAAGTGTATAAAAGAAAGTTTAGTATAGAATGTTAGGTTTTGTATCTTTATCAGAAACACCTATTTCACAGGTTACTACTGCATTAATTGCTAACGCATTTTTACCCAGTACAAGTGCTCAGTTTGATACAGGTACTTTATTATACGAAGCTATAGCACATCATAACCTGACCAACGTTGCAGCTAGTATTGATTTAGCTATAGGTTTTGATGCTAAAGCTAATATGACTTTAGATTCTAATACTGTTAGTACAGCTATTAATTCTATAGTTACATCTGCTAAAGCTAATACTACACCTACACCTGTAACAGCTTCTTTTACAGCTAATACTTTTGCAGACGTAGATGCTAAAGCTAGAATTTCTATTCCAAGTGTGTCTTCTATTACCTCTTTAGATAACATAGGGTTTAGTGCTAAAGCAAACTCACCTATTACAGGTGTCTTTCTAGAGTTAAACAACTTTAGTTTCTCAGATGAAGATGCTCAGGCTAATATAACATTAAGTTCAATACTTACCACATTATCTGCTAATCTAGCTGACCCAACAGCTGTAGTATTTCCTTACCAAGATTACGCAAGTCAGTACAACAAAAACCGTACCTTGTTTATAAATAGACAGGATACAAAAAACACGGTGTATATTACTAAACAAGATACAAATAACACTGTATACATAAGTAGACAAGATACAAATAACACTGTATATATCGCAGCATAAGGATAAGATATGTCATATAAATGGCCCGATAAAGATAAAGATGAGATTGTAGACTATAGTGTAGATTGGTCTCGTTTCTTAGGTGAAGATACTGTTGCTGGTGCTGTGTGGTTTATTAAAGATGCATCAGGTGTTACAACTTTAGTAGAAGATGCTGGTGTTGTTAATGGGTTACAGTTTGTTACAGGTACGATATCTGGTAAGGTATCTACTGCTAGATTTTCTTTAGGCACAAACAATGTAAGATATACAGTTATATGTAGAATCACTACAGGTGCAGGTTTACAGTATGAGCGTAGTATCTTCCTGCGTGTGAAGGAGAAATAGAAATGGCGTATAATTATATTGACCTAGTTAATAACATCAATCGTAGACTTAATGAGGTAGAACTTACAACGTCAAATTTCTCTACAACTACAGGTTTCTATAGCTTTGCTAAAGACTCTATTAATGCTTCTATTAGACATATTAATCAAGAAGAGTTTGAATGGCCTTGGAATCATGTAGAGGAAACAGAAGTACTTCTTGTAGGTGAGGTTCGCTACAGTATGCCTCATGATAGCAAAACTATAAACATGAATACCTTTCGCATCAAGCGTAACGCAGGTCTTAATGTAAAAACTGTTAAGTTAAAAGTACTTACATACGAAGAATGGCTTGACAAACACGCCGATTCCGAGTATAACTCTGAAACAAGTGCATTTGGTGTACCTACACACGTTGTACGTACCCCTAGCAGAGAATTAATCTTTTACCCAGCGCCTGATAAAGAATATGAAGTGGTGTATGAATATTTCCGTTTAGGCTTTGAATTAGAAAACGCAACAGATGTACCTACCTTACCAGAACAATACCAACACACAATTATAGACGGTGCTATGTATTATGTTTACCAATTTAGAGGTGACAATCCAGCAGCTCAATTAGCATTACAAAAGTTTGAACAAGGTATTAAACAACTACGTAGTTTACATATCAATCGCACAGAATATTTACGAGATACAAGAGTACATTTCTAATGGCTACACAGTGGCAAACATATCCTATTGAGTTTAAAGGCGGTCTTGTCTCTAACCTTAGTCCCTTACAGCATGGTACTAATGCCGTGGGTTCTGCTACTATTTTACAGAACTTTGAAGCTACTAAAGAAGGTGGTTACTCTAAGATAAAAGGTTATGAAAAATACAGTACTACAACTGTTCCTGGTTCAGGGTCTGTATTAGCTTTAAAAGTTATAAGCTCTGGACGAATTGTAGTTGCAAGAAAGAATGCTAGTAACGTAACAGAATATTATTATGGTACAGGTACTTCATGGACATCTATGGGTGCTAGACCTTTATTAGGTAGTAAAGCTCGTAGTACTCTGTATAATCTAAATGGTGATGATAAAGTTTTATTTGTTGATGGGGTTAACTACCCTGCTATTTATAATACTTCTGGAAACTCTCTTACAGCAGTAGCTAGTTCTACAGATGTGTTAGGTGCTTCTCACGTAGCAGTGTTTAAAGACACAGCCTTTTATGCAAAAGGTAATAATGTATTTTTTACTGCCCCTTTTACTGTTGATAATTTTAGTGCTGCTGATGGTGCTGGTTCTATTAATGTATCTTCTGATGTAACAGGTTTAACTGTATTCCGTGATCAGCTTATCATATTTACTTCTGATAGTATTAAACGTTTAACTGGTAATACAACAGCTGATTTTCAGGTAGCACCTATCGCAAGTAAAATGGGTTGTATAAACGGAGATACTATACAAGAGGTTGGTGGTGACATTATGTACCTAGCGGCTGACGGTATTAGATTATTAAGCGCTACTGATCGTATAGGTGACTTTGGACTAGACATTGCATCTGATCCTATTTCTAGAGATGCTACTAAGTTTCTAGCTAGTACTTCTAATTTTACATCTGTTATTTTACGTGAGAAAGCTCAGTATAGAATATTTGCATTTATTGAGTCTGAACAAAATGAAGTTGCTAAAGGCTTAATCGCTACTAAGCTTATAGCTCAGGGTGCTAGTGGTATGAGTTGGTCTACTACCTTTGGTATCAAAGCCCATATAGCTGACAGTCGCTATTCAGGTACAGCAGAGACTATTGCTTTTGCTAACGGGGATGGCTACGTCTATATTATGGATACAGGCTCTAGCTTTGATGGTGCTAACATTGATGGTTTATATGAATCACCATTCATGCCACTCTCTGATCCACAACTACGCAAATCCTTTTATAAAATTACTCTGTATGCTAAACCTACAGGTCCTATGGATCTAGGGTTAAATATAAAATATGACTTTGATACTAGGACAAACACAGGCGTTGTACAACCGCCTACACAGAGAATAGAAAGTACAGGCACAGCAGTTTTTCTTTATGGATCGTCTTCGTCTGTGTTTAATACAGCTACCTTTGGTGGTGAACTTGACGTAGTATACAACACTAATATTGTTGGGTCAGGTAAGACTATTGCGTTACGTGTAGAGGATAACTCTACTAATCCCACATTCACTCTAGACACAGCCCTGCTAGAGTATAGACAAAACGATAGACAGTAAGGACTAAATTATGGCAGGTTATACACGTCAAGACACTGGTAACAATATCTCTAACGGAAACGTTATTGATGCTGATGACTTTGATGCAGAGTACAATGCTCTTGAAGCAGGGTTCAACGCATCATCAGGACATAAACACGATGGTACTTCTGGTGAAGGTGCACCTATTACTAAGGTAGGACCAGCGCAAGATGTAATTGTGTCTTCTTCAAATGTTGTACCTAAGACAACAAATACTCTGGATGTAGGATCTACAGGGGCTAGGTTTAAAGATGGTTTCTTTTCTGGCGGCCTTAGTATGGCTACTATTACATCTACTGGAAATGTATCTGTAGGTGGTAATCTTACTGTTACAGGTAATACTACAATCTCTGGCAGTCTTACTTTTGGTGATGCAGCTACAGACACTATAGATTTTAACGCTGATGTAAATAGTAATATAGTACCAGAAGTAACAGGAAGCTTTAGCTTAGGTACTTCTACACAACAATGGCAAAACCTGTGGTTAGACGGTACTGCAAATGTTGATATTCTTACAGTAGATGAAAACGCTACTATAGCAGGTACACTAGGTATAACAGGTGTTACAACATCGACTGCTGGGTTTGTAGGAGATGTGACAGGCGCTTTAACAGGGAACGTCACAGGTAACCTTACAGGCAACGTCACAGGGGATGTTACAGGTTCTTTAGTAGGTGGTGTTATTGGTAACACTATTGGTGATCTTACAGGTAACGTAACAGGTAATGTTACGGGTAATGTTACAGGTAACGTAACTGGTGATTTAACTGGGGATGTTACAGGTGATGTTACTGGTGATGTTACAGGTAACTTGACAGGTAACGTAACTGGTGGTGTGACAGGTAATGTTACGGGTAATGTTACAGGTAACTTGACAGGTGATGTTACTGGTGGTGTGACAGGTAACTTGACAGGTAATGTTACAGGAGGTTTAACAGGTAATGTTACAGGTAACGTAACGGGTGATGTGACAGGAAACCTAACAGGTAATGTAACAGGTGATGTTACTGGCGATGTTACAGGTGCACTAACAGGTAATGCATCAACAGCGACTGCTCTAGCTACTTCTCGTACTATAGGATTATCAGGTGATGTAACAGGCTCTGTTGCATTCGATGGTACAAACAGCGTCACTATAGCAGCTGTGATTGCAGATGATAGTCATAACCATACTATTGCTAATGTAGATGGGTTACAGACAGAAATAGATACTAAAGCAGAACTAGCTGGTTCTTCATCTCAGGCTTTCTCTGCTTCAACTCTTAACGCTACTACTGTAGACTTAGGCGATTGGACTATAACAGAAAGTTCAGGTACTTTGTATTTTGCTACAAGCGGTACTAACAAGATGAAGCTAGATGCAAGCGGTAATATTACTGTAGCAGGTAACGTAACAGCATTTGGTACTATCTAATGGGTGGCATTAACTTAACACCAGATGAATTAGAATCTATGCTAGATCGTGCAGCTAAGCGTGGGGCTAAACAAGCTCTGTTTTCTATCGGACTACATGATACGACAGCGGCTAAAGATATAAACGAGATGAGAGATCTACTTGACGTATGGCGTGATACACGTAAGGGTATCTGGTCTACCTTAGTCAAGGTAACAACATTAGGTATTTTAACATTCATCGCTGGTGCGGTGTGGATGCAGTTGGGAAGTAAATAACATGGCAAAAAAGTTTGTAGGGTTCAAACCTGAGACATTACAGAAAAAGGTTTTACCAGCGCTGGGATATAATGGCCCTATGGATTCAAAGTCTATCAACCTCTTTCTATCTTCTAACCCTGCAGCGGCGGCTAGGATGGGTAAGTTCACCTTAGCGGCTAGGCGTACCATAGAAGGTGACCCTGTTAAGATGATGGCTGAGGGTGGGTCTGCTACAGACGAAGAAGAAACCACTACAGATGAAGGCACAGTCGTTAATAGTGGTGCAAGTACTATGACTTCTGCCATAACAAAAGACCCTCGTAACTTAACTATCAAAGCGGATACAGTAGCAGATAAAGGTACAGGTACAGAGATTGCTACAGGTACAGGACAACTAGGCAGTGCTACTACAGCTACAAACGTTACAGCTGAACAAGCACCAGAAGCAGTGGCTTCACCAACTACACCAGTATCCACGGTAGATTCTGCTACTGCAGCTCCAGCTGTAGATACAGCACTTGCAGGTGTTACTGCAGCTACAGGTACTGTAAGTGACGAAGCTACTATGACAGCCGCTACAGGAGATCCTACGAAGTTAGCACAGTTAGATCTAAAAGCGGCAGAAGGTGAAGCGGCTAAAGTAGAAGATGCTCCTACACGTGTTGTTGAAACTGGAGAGATGATTGATGGCTCAGCTGTAGATCAAACAAAAGTACAAGACATTTATGGAACACAGAAGTTAGAAGCGGCTAGTGTTCAAGATGAGATGGCTTCCCTGATGGCAGACTTTGAAGGTGGCTCTACACCAGCGTGGGCTGCAGGAGCTATGAGAGGTGCTACAGCAAGGATGGCAGCTAGAGGTTTATCTGCTTCATCTATGGCTGGTATGGCTATTGTACAAGCGGCTATGGAATCTGCTTTACCTATAGCTCAGATGGATGCCTCTAACAAACAAGAGGTTGCTATGGAATCGGCACGTCAACGTGCTGGTTTCCTCAACATGGAATTTACACAAGAGTTCCAAGCTAAGGTTCAGAACGCAGCTAAAGTATCTGAGATAGCTAATATGAACTTTACAGCACAACAGCAGGTAGCTCTTGAGAATGCTAAGATGGCTCAGACTATGAACTTAGCTAATCTAAGTAACCGCCAAGCTAAAGTGATGGCTGATGCAGCGGCTATGTCTCAGATGGATATGGCTAATCTAAACAATAGACAACAAGCACAGCTACAGAATGCTCAGGCTTTCTTACAGATGGATATGACTAACCTGAGTAATGAACAACAGACAAACATGTTCAAGGCACAAGAGAGAGTTAATACTATCCTGTCAGATACAGCACAGGAGAATGCGGCTAAACAGTTTAACGCTACGTCTGAAAATCAAACTAACCAATTCTTTGCTACACTTGCTACGCAGGTATCCCAGTTTAACTCTGAGCAAAAGAATGCTATGTCTCGTTTCAACGCTGGTGAAGCTAATGCTTTATCTAGGTTTAACACAGATCAAGAGAATGCACGTGACCAGTTTAACGCTACTAACCATTTAGTTGTAGCACAGGCTAACGCTCAGTGGGCGCAGTCTATAACAACAGCTGAAAACGCAGCTGACAACCAAGCTAATCGTGACGCGGCTCTTGCCGCTAACAACTTAACTATGACTGCATACAACAACATGGTTCAGCGAGAGAGAGATATTCTTGCTTGGGCTTGGCAGTCAGGTGAGAATGCAGCTCAAAGGGATGCTAACATTGCCATTGCTAAAATTCAAGCTGAGGCAGATATGTCTGCTGGGGGCGACACTGACTCTAGTGGCTTATCAGCGGCATCAGGAAAGTTCCTCGGAGAGATTGCCGTTAACGCAGCCGCTTTACTATTCGGAAAGTTATAATATGCCAGAACCAGGTTATGATCCTAACGCTGTATCAAGTTTTTACAACCCCAACAGCACCCCTACACCGAAGCTGAGACCCTCAGGTCTAGGCTCACGTCCTAGTACAGCAGATAACAAAGGCAGTTCTGCAGTCTTCTCTGCGCCAAAGCCTGTGTACTCTAGTAATGACAACGATAACAAGTCAGATAAAAGGTTAACACCAGCGTCTGCCCTATATAGTGCTACGGCTAGTTCTTTAGCTGAGTCTGGTGCTAGACTATCAGCGAACAAGGAAACAAGAATAACACCTATGAATTTGTATGATCAAAAGAACATGCAAGAGATGCAGACAGAGCTTGAAGATTACTTGCGTGGCGTTGATATTGAAGATGCTATCGCAGCTGATATGGCTCGTATGGCTGTACCAGAAGTTTATACAGGTGAAGTGAATGATGTTGAGGTTAAGTCTGGAGATACACTAACAGCTATAGCTAAGGATAAAGGTGTGTCTTTAAAAGAATTAATAGATGCTAATCCGCAGATAGATAACCCTGATTTGATTTTTCCTGGGCAAAAGGTTATTATACCTAGTATAAAAGAAGAACCTACTGTTGAAGCCGCCCCTGTTGTAGAAGAGAGTAAAGATACTTCTACACTAAAAGGTAGTCAAGTAGGTCTTATGTCTAAACCTGCTACAACCGAAGATACTAAAATGGATGAGGCTACATTACAAAAAACCCCTGCAGATGACAGCTTAGAACATGCTTTAGCTATAGCATCTAGTATAAAGAATGCAAAGCCTGAGGATATACTCAATAAGGTTATTATGCCTGTGGCCTATCATGAATCTGCTGGTACAATGGACCCTAAACTAGCTCAGTATGGTGGAGGTCCTGGTAGAGGTGTTATGCAATATGAACCTGATCGTTTCAACTCATCCGTTGTAAGAGCTATTAGACAGTTTAACGAGTTAGGTAAAGATATACCTGAGTGGCTTGATAATATAGATTTATCTGGAGATATACAAAAGGAGATAACTTCTTTGACAGCAAATCAACAGATGTCTTTAGCTGTTTACGATATGTTACAGCATGGAGATATAGATATAAATACAGTACTGACGGGTAAAGAATCTATAGAGGATTTATGGGCTGATCATTGGTGGAGTGGTCCTGATAAGCAAAGGAAAAAAAGAATAGCGGCCTTCCGTAGAAGTCAGAGACAACTAAATAAGAATGCACCATCTAATAATACAACAACGTTTGAGTTCCCATAATGTTTGGTCTTCCCTTAGAATTAATCACAATGCTTTTCTCCACTGTCTTAGGTGGAGTTATGTCCATATGGGGGCAAAGTAATAAAGCTAAAGCAGAACAACAGAAAGCCCTTGTAGGCGCAGTCAGTGAAGCTAGAGATCATGGTAGTAAAGATAAACACTTTGCTTGGACACGTAGGATTAT